GTGGTCTACCAGGCAACAGAATTACAGCAATAGCAGGTGAAGCTGCAACAGGCAAAACCTTTTTTGCATTAGGAGTAATCAAACACTTTTTAGATAAAGATAAAAATGCTGAAGTTATATTTTTTGAATCAGAAAATGCTGTATCAAAAGATATGATTGAAAGTAGAAGTGTTGATAGTAGTAGAGTGGCTGTAATGCCAGTTTCTACAGTACAAGAGTTTAGAGCTCAAGCGATTAAAATTATAGACAAATATTTGGAACAACCAGAAGACCAAAGAAAACCAATGATGTTTGTATTAGATAGTTTAGGTATGTTATCCACTACAAAAGAAATGGATGATACGGCTGCTGGTAAAGAAACAAGAGATATGACAAGGTCACAAATTGTCAAATCTACTTTCAGAGTGCTGACTTTAAAGTTAGGTCAAGCAGGTGTTCCTATGATAATGACCAACCACACCTATGATGTTATTGGTTCAATGTTCCCACAAAAAGAAATGGGTGGCGGTTCAGGATTGAAATACGCTGCTTCAACAATCATCTATCTTGGTAAACGAAAAGAGAAATTGGGTACCGAGGTTATTGGAAATATTATTCATTGTAAAATATATAAATCAAGAATAACAAAAGAGAATGCTCAAATTGATGTTAAGTTAACTTATAAAAAAGGTTTAGATAGGTACTATGGACTTTTAGAAATGGCTGAAGACGCCGGTATCTTTAAGAAAGTATCTACTAGATTTGAATTGCCAGATGGCAGTAAACAGTTTGGTAAAACTATCAACGAAGAGCCTGAAAAATATTTTACAAAAGAAGTATTGGATAAGATAGATGAGTACGCAAAAAAACAATTCACTTACGGCGAAGAATAAACCTTATGTGTTTGTACAAAGAGATAAAGATGATTTCTCTTGTATCAAAATAACAGAAGGTAAATATAAAGATATAATCTTCCATTACGGCAAGGTTGGATTTGGAAAAGATGAGAATCCAGATGGTACCTTACCTATGAAGTTTGATTATACAGTAATAAAAAATCCCAATGATATGGATACGCTTGACAATAACGAGTTTATAGATTATATTGGTGACCTATTGATAGAATTATTAGATGAGAAAATAAAAAGTGGAAAGAAAAACTTTTAGAAGAATTAAAAACAAGATGAAAGACTTTGCGAATAATTAATAAAAAATATATCACTAGCAATAAAGAAATGGCATAATGAAAGACTCTAGAATTGAACAGACAATAATCAGTAACCTTTTTCATAATGAAGAATATATGAGAAAGGTTTTACCTTTTGTTAAAGAGGAATATTTTAACAATAGGGTAGAACAATTATTATATGGTGAAATATTTTCTTTCATTGAAAAATATAATAACTGTCCCACAAAAGACGCTATTTTAATTGAGATTGGTAATAGAAAAGATATTAATGAGGAAGAAAATTCCAGAATAAAAGATTATGTTAATGCTATTGAAAATCTTGAGGTAGATATTGAATGGTTGTTAGATACAACAGAAAAGTTTTGTAAAGATAGGGCAGTACATAATGCAGTATTAAGTGGCATTAAAATATTAGATAAGAAAGATGATAAGAGAACACCAGAGGCCATACCCCATATTTTATCAGAGGCATTGGCTGTTTCTTTTGACAAGTCAGTTGGTCACGATTATATAGAAGACGCTGATGACCGATTTAAATGGTATCATACAAAAGAAAAGAGATACCAATTTGATTTAGATTATATGAATAGAATTACCAAAGGTGGTGTTCCAAGTAAGACATTGAACATTGCTTTGGCAGGCACAGGCGTTGGTAAGTCCTTGTTTATGTGTCACCTCACTTCAGCGTATTTGTTGCAAGGTTTAAATGTATTGTATATTACTTTAGAAATGGCTGAAGAAAGAATTGCTGAAAGAATTGACGCAAATCTTTTAGATGTTACTATGGAAGATTTACATGATATGCCTCAACAATTATATGAAGGCAAGATGACCAAGTTAAGAGAAAAGACACAAGGCCAATTAATCATCAAAGAATATCCAACAGCGTCTGCTCATAGTGGACATTTTAAATCTTTGATGAATGAATTAGCACTAAAGAAAAGTTTTAAACCAGATGTTATCTTTATTGATTATATTAATATCTGTGCTTCAAGTAGATTTAAAGGTGGCAACATTTCATCATACTTCTATGTTAAGGCAATTGCTGAGGAATTAAGAGGTTTGGCTGTTGAGTTTAATGTTCCAATATTTTCTGCTACACAAACAAATAGAACTGGTTTTGTTAGTACAGATATTGGACTTGAAGATACTTCCGAATCTTTTGGTTTACCAGCAACTGCCGATTTTATGTTTGCTTTAATATCAAATGATGAGTTAGAAGGATTAGGTCAGATGAAAATTAAACAATTAAAAAATAGATATAATGACCCTAGTATTAATAGGGCTTTTATTGTAGGTGTTGACAAATCTAAAATGAGGTTGTATGATGTACAACAGAAGGCTCAAGAGATTGTTGACGCAAATCAAGTTGACGATAAAGAGGACGCATATAATAAATTTTCAGACTTTAAGATATGACAAAAAAACAACAAGTAAGATTTCATAGAGGTGATAGGAGACCAAGTAGTTTGAGAACTAAACTTACATACTCTACTGAAATGATTAAACAAGGCAAGAAAATAATGTGGGGAGTAAGAGAACAACCTACTAATAATATTGTTGCCAAATACTTCTTTGAGGAAGACGCTGAAGCTATAGCCAAATTTCAAGATAAAAATAAGGTTTGGCAAGAAAATGGTGGCATACCAAAGATGTTTTGGAATTATATCTATAATACAATATAAAGTGGTTGCCAAATCTCTTTATAAATAGTATAAGGAGAGAGAAAATGGCATATACTTTATTTCCAACTACGGCTGGTCAAGTTATCAAAGCTTGTTCAAGTAAACCAGACAATGCAGCTGAAATAGTTGAACTATACAAATATTTAACTAAAAAATATAAACAGGTAAAAACACCTGTTAATATTGATGTTAAGAAACTTGGTACGGTTAATGTAACCAGAGAACTCCAAGGTATGGTAGAATTAAGGGATATTAAAAATGATTTAAAATTCCAAACCATTAAAATTAAATTTGGAGCAGGTTCATCTGGTAATAGGGGTGTAAAAAATAGAGGTAATCTATTTGAAAATACATTTGCTAATGCTATTAGAGAATCTTGGAATGATGATGATTATAAAAGTTCAGATACTCAAATTAATAAAGCAATAACCGAATTAGCAAAAATAGCTAAATTTGATAAATTAAAATCTCTAGTGGTTAAAGAAGAGGGTGCTGCTAATACAAAAAGACCTTTAGCATTTAAACCTGGTCCTTTTATTACATCACCTACAGGAAGTTTAGACATAGGTAGAGTGGTAACTGATTTGACTTTACACGAAGCAGACCAAATACAGAAAGCTAGTCCTACCAATGAGATTGAATTTTTAAGTTTAAAATTAGGTGGTACTACTACATTTTTCAATGTTGGTGTTAAAACCATATTAACTAAAGCCGAGATACAAACTGGCATGGTAAAAAATATACAAGGTCTGGCTTTACTTAAAATGTTTGGTATTGATAATAAAACTTTCTGTCAAATATTTAATGGCAAATTAAAACAAGGGGTAAAAACTAATACATTTCCCAAAGTTAATAAACCTTATTTGGAAAAATTTTTACAATCAGGTATAGGATATGGGTTTGTAGTTATACACAAACTCTCTAGTGAAATTAAAGTTTTTAAAATAGATAAAAATTATATGACAAAGGCTGCCAAACCTTTATCTTGTAATGTATTTTATGGAGGTAAAACTGGTAGTGGAAAAAGAGTTGATATAGAGATACAAACAAGTAAATACAAGCTTAAACTCAATATTAGAGATACTCAAGGTACAGATGGTTATCCAACAAGAATTATGGGTGATTTCACTTATCTTTAATTATAAATAGTAGTATGATTTGTTAATGGATACTTGGACTTATATTATATTAATGGAGAACAATGAACAACAATGTTTAATTTTAGAGGATTTTTTACATCCGACAAGAATACCCATCTAGAACACCTAGAAGATGATATAATCAATAGAGGTTCTAAAGGTGGCGACAACGCTATCAACTTTTTAAAGTCAGTTAGAAATATGCTGGCTGGAAGTGGTAACACAGCAAATATTACTGTTAAATGGGACGGCGCACCAGCAATTATATGTGGTGTCAATCCTGAAAACGGTAAATTCTTCGTGGGCACTAAATCAGTATTCAATGTTCGCCCAAAAATCAATTATACACAAAGAGATATAAGAATCAACCATACTGGTGTGGTTGCAAAGAAACTATCTGTTTGTTTAGCTAACCTTTCAAGATTAAATATCAAAACAATTCTACAAGGTGATTTGTTATTTACAGATGACCTTAAAATGATTAATATAGATGGTCAAAAGATGGTTTCTTTTACACCAAATACAATCACATATGCAGTACCAATTGATAGTGATTTAGGTTCAAGAATTATGAGAGCAAATATGGGTATAGTATTTCATACCCAATATTCAGGTAGAGATATGAAATCTTTATCAGCAGGTTTTGGAACTGTAACAGGTTCATCTAATAGAAAAATATTTTTAGCAAGTGCTGGCTATCAAGAAAGTAAAGTGATGTTTGATAAAGGTGAACTGTCCAAGTTTGACGCACAAATAAGAATGGCAGAAGGTTCTTTATATAAAGGTTCAAGTATGTTAGATTTAATGAGTAAGACTTCTAACGATACCTTATCAGTTGCTTTTAGATTAAAAGTTTACTTTAATTATTATATAAAAAATTCAAATGCAGGTATGGAAAAAGTTTCAGTTATGCAGAATCAATTTGAAAGTTATTATGAAAGTGCTTTACAAGCAGAAATAGATTCTAGAAAAACTGATAAAGGTAAGGCTAAATATATACAAGCAAAAGCTGATGGTTTAAATTTTATTAAAAGAAATAAGAGTGCCTTATACTTTGCAATTGCTAGTCATATTACATTGGGTAATTGTAAGACTACATTATTACAGAAGATGAATCAAATACAAAGTATAGGACATTTTATAAGAACATCTACTGGTTATAGAGTGACAGCACCAGAAGGTTATGTTGCAGTTGATAAGGTTGCAGGCGCAATTAAACTTGTAGATAGATTAGAATTCAGTAGGCAGAATTTTACAATGCCTAAAGGTTGGTAATGAAAGGTTTTAAAGATTACATATTTGATTTTTTAAATGGTGTTAATATAACGGAGGCACCAGGTATGGCAAGAGTGATTATGATTGGTGGTCCAGGTTCTGGAAAGTCTACCTACTCTGAAATTATGGAGAGGAAACTTAATATACCACACATTTATACTGGCGATATGATGAGGAAGTTGTCAAAGACAAATGATATGGTAAAAGATTTATTAGCAAGAGGTGAATTTGCACCTACTCATACTGTTATTAGGGCTGTTCAAGAGAGATTAGAAAAACCAGATACTTTTAAAGGTTATATATTTGATGGTTTTCCTAGAAATATTGAACAGGCAAAAGAAATGGAAAAGGTGGGTATTAAACATGATTATGTTATTTACCTTGATGTATCAAAGGAAGAAGTTATTAGAAGATTAACTGCTAGAGGTAGAAAAGATGATACACCAAAGATTATTATGAATAGATTGGAAGTTTATGAAAGAGAAACAGCACCACTTTTAGAATATTATAAAGATGAATTAATAAAAATTAAAGCAGAAGGTGGTACAACAGAGGAGATAGCACAGACTATTATAGATAAAACAAAATGAAAAACTTTGACGACATAAGATTTCAAGACTTGCAAGAAGGCCTATATGACCCACATATATTTAAAGCTTTCTTTTTAGCAGGTGGTCCAGGTTCTGGAAAAACATTTATAACTCATAGTGCGTTTGCTGGTCATGGTTTAAAGGTTGTAAATTCAGACACAAGTTTTGAAAATGCATTAAAGAAAAATGGTTTGTCATTAAAAATGCCTGATAGTGAAGAAGAAACTAGAGATATGTTGAGAGCTAGGGCAAAGGCAACTACTGGTAAAATAATGGACTTGGCTATTATGGGTAGATTAGGTATGGTTGTTGATGGTACTGGTAGAGATTATGATAAGATTAGTGGACAGACAAGAATGTTAAAAGAATTAGGTTATGACACCTATATGGTGTTTATTAACACAACTTTAGATGTTGCTTTGGAAAGAAATAGAGGAAGAGAAAGACAAGTACCAGAATATTATACAAAGAGGTCTTGGGAAATTGTACAAAGTAATTTAGGTAAGTTTCAAAATTTATTTGGCGCAAGTAATTTTATTGTTATTGATAATAATAAAAGTGATAAAGAACTTACTACAGCAGTAATCAGTAAGGCTAACAAATCAATTAGTAGGTTGCTAAACCAAAAGGTTAAAAGTTATACAGCAAAAAGATGGATGGCAACAGAGAGAAAATTAAGAAGAAGATGATAAAAACATTTAAAGAAGCTATTATTGACATACCAAGGAAGACATATGCTCCTGGTGTTTTTGATGAGGCAGATACTAGTAATCCTAAAATCAAAAAGAGTGTAAAAGCTTTAATTGATAAACAGATTGCTGAATTTGAGAAAGAATATCCTGTAGTTAAAATAGGATTAGTTGGTTCTATATTGACAAAACGATATAGAAATGACGCAGACTTGGATTTTAATGTATTGTTTGATGTGCCAAAAGATAAGAGAGAAGATGAAAGAATAAGATTGTCAAAACAATTCTTATCGGCTAGTAATCCAGATAGCATACAAGGTAAATTAATACCTGGTACAAAACACCCTATCAATTATTACTTAATTACAGATATGAAAATTTATCAAGACCAAGAAGATAAAGCAGACGCTGTGTTTGATATTGAAAATAATAAATTTACTAAACGACCAGAAGACTATACTTTTGATATGAGTTTATATCTTAAAGATTTTCAAAAGAAGGTTGATGAAATAGATGTAGTGAAAGGTGAATTGAAAAGAGATATAATTGATTATGATGAATTAAAAGAATTAAAACCAAATGATATTTTAGATTTACAAGGTAAGATTAATGATAAGTTAGAAGAGATTGAAACAGATATAGAAGATATTATTAAGATTGGTGATACGGTGGACGCTGAACGAAGAGCTGCGTTTGATACCGATATGACACCAGATGAAATTAAAACTTTCAGTATTAAGAATAGATTGCCTAAAAATGTGGTCTATAAGATGTTGGAAAAATACCACTACTTAAAATTTTGGAAGAAATGTAAAAAGATTTTAGATGATGGAGAGGTTACAGACGCAGAAATTGATTCATTAAAAACAGAAAGTAAGTCAGGTGATGAACTTGAACATTTAAAGTTAATGAATAAAGCTTTAAAAACATTTGCTGGTTCTCCAAAACAAAAAGATATTAT